GAGTACCACATAATAATGAATTTTGATCAACATCATGGGCAGAAAGAACTGTAAGTTCATCTTTATAATCACCATGACCAGAGAATAAGCTACTTGCAGCATTATCTATCCAACTACCAAGTTTACCACCTAGACCACCTAAAAAGTCACCAACATAACCGCCTCGGCCTTTAACACGCTTTTTATAATCCCCATGTCCAGAGAAACCAGATTGAGAATTATCCAAAGCAGTTGCCATTAGACTAGAACCACCTAAATGACGGCGGCGCTCTTTTCTACGGGCATTACGGCGTTGGTTGCGAGCTTTTCTCGCTGCGATTTGTGACGGGGATAACTGACGTTTAGAAGATTTTCGAGCCATTGACTCAAAGCAATTAATTGAAAATTAAAGAGGATTCGAATTATAAGACCTCTTTTAAATCAATATAATTGCGAAACATCTCTACCTGTGTACATAGACCAATATTGCAGATCACTAAATACAGATAACCGAATGTTCCTTAGATCAATACCCTTAAAAGATTCTTTATCGATTCCTAACTTTAATAGATTATCAATGTAACCACGAAGTACTGGTCTTGTGATTTTATTTGGCCAACTCTCTTGTAACAGTCCAACACACCTTAATAAATTACAAGGTAATGTTCCATCACCACCGAACGCCATTGAAGATAGCACTCGCTGTGTGGGTAGGACTGGTAAGAAGGATTGGATACCATAATCTTCAACTAATTGAAGTTCATGGCCCAAATATTTACAACCTATTAGTTCACCCTCATACTCATAAGAATAAGGGATACCAAAAAGTTCAGCTGTTAATATAAACTGAGTAGTATCAAAAGAAACTCGGTCCTCAACGTATATAATACGAAAGACTATGTCATCTCCATAAACACTAATAGCAACTGACTTTAAATAGGAATGAACCAAATCACCTTCCAAACATAAATTATAAAACATAAAATAAAAATAGAATGAAAAATAATTTCTAGCTGAGTTAAGAGAATTATCGTTAACTGTGTTACCAAAACCAGAAGGCATCCCAGACATAAGAAGATACAAATTGTTACTAACTGCACAGTATTTAAACCATGAGTTTTGATAAACAAAAAGTAATCTTTTATAGGAATCTTCCTCCATACTTGAATAACACATCAGACGAAGTTTAAAATTTTCCCAATGATTAAAGTAGTGGACATAAGCATCAAAACTCTTACCATCAACAGATCCAACTCTATAACTACCAAATTT